TCCATTCGGAGAGTGCCAGCAATGTCGACCAGGAAAATGGTCGTAGCGGCGTTCGGGGCGGGTGCGCTAGCGGTGGAAACAATCCAGAGGACAGGCTGATAGTTCACTGTCACGGTTCCACGAAAGCGGCCGTTAAGGCCGCCAGAGAGAGGGGCGGGAACGCGAATCTGGTCGGCAATTAACAACGACCCGCCGATGGTGCGCGTGATCGCTCCAGGAAAGGAGCGAGCATGGGCTTCGCTGGTCGGAGTGGTTCCAGCAGGGATCCAAACGGCGGTGATTCGAGCGACGGCATTGACCAAGCCGGGAGCAGGAATAATAATGGCCTCAAGAGAGACCCATTCAGCAATGGAAAAAATGATGGCTCGAGCAGCCACCACAGTGTTAGCGGAGGGGTCATGAGAAGCCAAGGTGTAACCGGCAGAGGTTATGGTGGCGTGAGGGTACTGAACTTGCCACTGTAGGCCGGGAACAACGGCGCCCAAAGAAGCAAGAGAGGTGGGGGTGGTGGCGGTTGGGAGGGAGAGGGCATTGGAAGGAAGGAGATCGTGACCAGCAGACGATGCAAGCATAGTAGAAGGAGCAGATGTCGACATGATAACAATGATAAATTAAAAAGAGTATAAGCAATTATAGGCTTATACGGGAAGCCCTGCCAAGTGTTGCCAAAGAACGACGAACTTTTTCAGACAACAAGTGGAAAAGTGAAAAATTTGCTGTCGGATAACGAACCAGCAAAGAGTCAATCTCGTTCTGAGATAAGCGACCAATTCGTAAAGCAACCTTCTGCACAGGTTTAGCTCGACGACAAAAATAATCAAAGACTGCGCTCTGATCAAAGACCTGATCAGTGGGCAGGGCTTCCCAAAGATCCTGCCCTAGAGAATGACCAACATTAAATTCTGTAATATATGAGGCCATTTTGTCTGAAATGCTCTCATCAGCATGAGCAACCATGAGTTTGTAGAGCAAAGTGCGAGGTGAACGCACCGCCCCAACATGGGAGAGATAATAACCGCAAAAAAGTGCATAATAATCTTCTTCAAGTTTAAATTGCAATTTGTGGAAAAGGTGCTCAATATGAAACCACTGCGCTCGAATGGGCAAAACTTCCCCTATGGCAGAATCATCACCAGATATGTAAACCGGCACATGATCCGGAACGTCATGACGCAAATAAATCACACAACGATTAAAATCAGAATTAAAGTCATAAGTTCCGGGTTCACCAGTGAATCTCATGCTTGTAAGCGGACCAAACTGACACTCAAGGTTGGTTTTAAGAGTGACATACCACTCAGTTAGGGCAGTGGGGATAGAGTACTGACCCTGACGTTTTTCTTCCAAAAACTGAGCCTCACGCCCTTGGTTTGTGTCAAAGCCGGTATAGTCATTCATGCATCGTTTCTTTCCGGGTTTCAACCAGGCAGCGGCGTGATCAGAAAGGTCATGGGGAGTCTTACCTCCATATTTGAAAATATTTGGGGGGCAATACTCCTTGTCAACTGCATTCATGTATTTAACGACAGGACCAAAAATGAGGAGGACAGCATCGTGCATTAAAGCTAAAGTTTGACATGCTTTCCAATTGCCAAAAATGGAGCCTTCATTGATCTTCTGTTGTGTTTTTGCAAAAATCCGAACGACTGTATGACGCCAATCCGGGTCGGAACGAAAGGCATTGGCCTGAATCACACTTTTAGTTTTAGTGGTCAGGGAGTTGTACTCATTCA